TATAGTGCTAAACGTGGCAGATATGTTTTCAAGATGGTCAAACGGAATTCTCAAATCTACTAATCATAGAGTGATGAATACTGATATGACACAATCAAGATATTCAATGCCATATTTTGTTGATCCTGGCCGTGATGTGATGATAGAAAACTTTACAAACCAACCAGACAAGTTTGAACCAATTTCAGCTTACGAATATCTTAAATGGAGATTGGCTCAGAGCTATAATGATGACACTTATATTGAAAATGAACAAGTGAAAGAAGATGGAAAACAATATCTTCCCGAAGAACAAAAATATAATACATGAAAGCATAAATGGAATAGAGAGTGTTGTGTGGTAGTGAGTTCAGATGACTACTGAACAATACCTACGCCGGTGAGATTAGTCATTCACTCATAAGGGTTTCTTTAAAACATAGTTTTACATTTTTTGTTTGACTAAAAGAAACTACTTTGCACTCTCTTTATTATTTCAGATGCTGATTTAACTAAATAGTTATTCCTTCAAAGATAAGGTTGGCTGCAGCGGAAGGCATCGAACCTTCAAACATCCCTTCTACAAGATGCAACACATTAACGGTGTGTCGTGTTTACCAGTTTCACCACGCTGCAATCAATCTTTTTCTTTTCCAATTCTCTGGCCTGTCTTTGTAATTCAATTATTAAATCATGAATTCCATGACCATTTTTATAAATTGGAATAATTTTATCACTTACAATCATTCCATTAGACCAGCACGTTTCATTGCACTAATTATTCTGGTTATACCAATTCCGCCACCAAATCGTGGAAAGAAATCATAACTCAGAAATTCATCAAGTTCAACTTCTACTCTATCTTTTCCGAATAAATCAAACATCAATTTTGCATATCCCCCTTCAGAGATAGTATAAAATTGTTCTTTCATTTCTTTAACATCAGTTGCACGTTCTGCACTACCGATAGTTTCCATACCGCCCATGATCACATCACATTTGTTAGCAAGTTTATTACCTACTGAATCTAAACCACCAATTTTCATATTCCAAAAAGGACTTGTAGATTCTGGAAAGTTTGTGAGAAAGAATACATCTCCATATTCTTTATACATTTCTTCTTCATGTCCGGCATCTAATTCTACACCAGTATATTTTGCTAGTACACTTTGATACTTACCGCCTGGAAAATCTTCTGTATAGGGAGCTCTTTCGTGGTCACATTTGAATCCAAGATATTTACAAAGATCATTTTCTAATTGAAGGAGATCTTCAAAGTTGCCTGGTGATTCAAATTCAAACATGGGAAAAATTAATTCGTGTCTTCCTTCAGTTGGATTTTGTTCTTGTCTGTAACTTGTACTTAAACAGAAACAGCCAGGAAGTTTTGGATTGTTGAGTAATTCGTACTCTAACCACATTTGCCCCGTCTGTGGAAGCGGCCAAGTTTCTCCACTATACTGATAGGTTGCTACAGTAGATGGATCTTCACACGCTGCAAGAATAGATAATCTATTTTGTGTATGAACATCTAAAAAATTTTTGTCTAAAAAGAATTGTCTGAGAAGGGTAGTTACGTGGGTGAAATCATGAGGATCAATCAATATAGTCAATGTTTCCTTTCTATCGGATAGTGCGATTTCTTTTTTATTTATAAGAAAACTAAAACATAATACAAATATAATAGAAAATACAGATACTATATAATTAGATATGAAAAAGAAACATAGACAGCTTTACGATTATTGGAAATATAAAAGGAGCAACTTGACTGAATTCAACAATCCAGTTATTCAAACTCTCATTGGTTTGGTAGTATTTTACATTGGTCTTAAAATGTTTTCAGGTGGAATGAAGTCAATGGGCAAACTAGAACACCTTGAGGTTTTTCTTGGCAATCCTTACTATATGTTTTTGGGGGGAATAATCTGTACACTTCTTTGGCAATCAAGTTCACTCTCCACTACAGCAATTATAGGATTGGTTGCATCTGGTGCATTGCCTTTACCATCTGCAATTGCTGCTGTACTTGGTGCGAACATAGGAACTACAGGAACTATTTGGTTAGCAGGAATGTTAGTGAGCGATGGTATGCCTGTAGGGATTACTAAACAAATAGCGATGGTACATACTGGTGTAAATCTGTTTATGGCAGCCCTATTACTTCCATTTGTACAACAGATTGCAAGATATATGTCTAAATTTTGACTTGACAAATGCATTATAAATTGTTATAATATAAGTATAAAAGTAAATAATCACACAACCATAAAATGACATATGATTACAATTAAAATAAAACGTAACGAAAACATGAATCGAGTACTGCAACGTTTTAAAGCCGCAGTTATGAGTGAAGGCACCATGAAAACGGTTAAAAATAAATCTCGTTTTGTTAAACCTTGTATCCGAAGAAAATTAAAAAGTGAAGAAGCCACAAGACAAAAGAAAAAAGATGAAATGAAATTGATACGTCAGGCACTAAATGATGAAAAAGAATGGCATTAAAGACAACATTGTTGATCTAGATGCATTCCGTAAAGAAAAATATACTCTTGAAATTCTCCAAATTCATGTAGGTGGTTATTATGCACACCTAGAAATGGGTGTGTATCTTCATTGTGTTGGTATTACTGATCCAATGCACACAAAAGATTCAGAACAACACTTCATAGTCGAAGATCATTTCGGAAATCTTGTTACTTTTCGTATAGATGATCCCCCACCAGATTTTGTTGCGTCTAATATGAATGAATTTGCAACCGCAGCAATGGGCATTCCAGATCCAGATGACCCCCAAGTGTCTTAGTTTTATAAATAATTAATGAGGGTTCTCCCCTCGTTAAATTGTCATACCTACCTTAAAAAAAAACAGAACTTTGTAATAAGAATGTTACGATTTAAACAATACCTTATTGAAGCAAAAGAAGGTAAAAACCTTCATTTAGAACACCTAGAAGACGAAGTACTGAATAATGGCATCAATGGAACCAGAGGTGCGATTAGTTTCTTGCAATCTTTACGAGATATGTTAGCAGGAAATACCAGTTCAGGTGTTAATATAACCGTCAAGTGGGATGGAGCTCCAGCGGTCTTTGCAGGAACCAATCCAGAGAATGGAAAGTTCTTTGTGGGAACCAAAGGAATTTTCAAAATGGGAGGAGCCAAGAAAGTAAATTATACACACGATGATATTGATAGAAATCATTCTGGTGGTCTTGCTGACAAACTCCATGTTTCGTTAGATGAACTTTCAAAAGTGGGCATCAAGGGGGTTTTACAAGGTGATATAATGTACACGAAAGACGATTTACAAACAAAAACAATTGATGATGAATCGTATATTATATTCCAACCAAACACAATCGTTTATGCAGTTCCACAAAATTCACAACTCGCTTCAAAAATCAAATCATCTAAAATGGGAATCATCTGGCACACTACTTATAGTGGTGATACAATGGAAGATATGAAAGCCTCTTTCGGAGTTTCAGACAGTGCATTCAAGGAAACAAAATCGGTCTGGCAAGCAGATGCATCATTTACAGATACTTCTGGTTCTTCTACTATGACAAAAAAGGAAACAGAAGAAGTAACAAAAATTCTCAGTCAGGCAGGAACGAAGTTTCATGAATTAAAAAAAGAAACTCTAAACACGATTGCAAAGGAAGAACGGATTGGAATTTTGATAAAGACATACGCAAACAAAATGATAAGACAAGGACAGAGAATTACAAATCCAAGAAAACATGCAGCCGGAACAATTGCAAGTGCTTATGATAGGTTGAAACATGATGTAGATAGAGTGAAGACAGACAAAATGAAGAAAGTAAAACAGGAAGAAATGGATCGTCATGTGAAATTTTTGAGAAGTAATTCATCTCAATTGGTTAAAATATTTGAAATGCAAAATCTACTTATTGATGCAAAAATGTTGATTGTTCGCAAATTGGAAAAGATTAAAGGAATGACAAAAACCTTCATTAAAACCGATTCGGGATATGATGTTACTACACCTGAAGGATTTGTAGCAATCGATACTATGAAGGGCAATGCGGTCAAATTGGTTGACCGGTTAACTTTTTCTCTTAATAATTTCACTGTTGTAAAAAATTGGGATAAGTAATGTATTTGTATAAGATTATCAATAAAACGAATAGTCATAGTTATGTTGGATTTACCAGCAAAGAGCCAAGATTTAGATATTACCAACACTGTGCAAATGCATTTAAAAAGGGAGCAAAATCCAAACTTTATTCAGCAATGAGAAGAGATGGGAAAGAAAACTTCATATTAGAAACCATATATGAAGGTGAAGATGCATTACAGAAAGAAAATGAATTTATAGTAAAATATAAAGCAGAATATAATATGACTCCAGGCGGGGAAGCCAACAGATTAGGAATACCACATACTGCAAATACCAAAAATCTTTTATCAGAAAAGTTGAAGGGTAAAAAGAAACCACCAAGAACCGAAAAACATAATATAAATGCTTCTTTAGCTCAAATGGGCCACACGGCTTGGAACAAAGGTAAATTTCAAGAAAATGTCACACCTCATGCAATTTACATGAGAAACTATAGGGCTAAGAGGGACAAATAATGGCAAAAGATTTGAAGACAGCAGTATTTTGTTGGGGAAGGTTCAATCCTCCAACGATTGGCCATGGAAAATTGTTGGATGCACTCATTTCTGTTGCGAAGAGAAAGGGTGGTAGAAATAGTGATACTTTTGTTCTTGTAAGTCATTCGGTAGATCCAGAAAAAAATCCATTAACAAAAGATCAAAAAGCATTTTATTTGAAAAAAATGTTTCCCAAACAAATGAAACATTATGATGTGGAATTGAACAAGAAGAAATTATTTCTTCGTCTTATTGCGGTTATTTTCAATAAGCATTATGATAGATTGATCATGGTTGCCGGAAGTGATAGGGTTAGAGAGTTTCAAACTGAATTGGACAAGTTCAATGGAGCAACTGGTGATGATGCGCCTCTCAAGGGAACATCTTATAATTATAAAGAAATTGAAGTAGTTAGCGCAGGAGAACGTGATCCAGATGCAGAAGGTGTTTCAGGAATGTCTGCATCTAAGATGAGGGCTGCAGCCGCAGATGGAGATTTAAAATCTTTTAAGGGGGGAGTTCCAAGAGGATTTGGTGCCAAGAATACAAAGAATATGATGAACGATGTTCGTAAAGGAATGGGTTTGGAAGTAGTAGAATCAAACGAATCTATGTTGACATTCAAAGAATATCTAATGGAAGCAGATAGTGAAGAAGTTCGTGATGCGAAAAAAGTTTTTACCGAATTACAAGGAATGTATTCAAAGATTCCAAAATTTCCATTGGTGTTTAAAAACTTAAAAGGTAAAGGGAGTGGATATTTAGAGACATCAAAATTAAAAGGGGGCAAGGTCATTTTTGTTGATAAGATGGTTATTGATGATTCGGGAATGAGTTCATTTGAACCTGACTATGCAGTTGTTCATGAGTTTGCCCATGCAATTTTAGCAGTTACCAAAGGGGATTTGGGACATAATAAAAGACACGCTGATTTAACAAATAAACTTGCACAAAAATTTGGTTTAGTATGAAAACATTTAAACAATTTTGCGAGGGGAAAACCCAACTATACGGACTTTCAATTAAGGAGTTGTTAGATACAGTTTTGGATTTTAATGGGAAAACTCTCATTTATTTTGATACTGAAACAATGGGTCTTGCACCCAAAAAGGATTACCTACAACTTACTGAAATTGCAGCGATTGCGTATGATGGATCGACATTCAAACAAGTTGATAAGATAGATTACAAAGTTACTTTATCACAGGTTACAAAGAACGTTTTAAAGGCAGGCACACCAG